AGAAATTAATTGCAATCTATAATTAAATACATTAAAGTAAATTTCAGAAATTAAACTTTGTTCTGCTGGTGTTAACGTGTTTTTACTTGGTGCAATTAAATCAGTAAGCGCATTGTAATCCGATTCAGTTAAACAATTAACTTGTCTTGTGTAAGAAAATAATTCATTTAGCTTTGCTTTACGTTCTTCGCATCCACAATCAATCCCTGTTGCTTTGCTAAACATTTCTACTGCAGCTTTAATTCCTGTTGCTTCTGTGATTTGTTCAATTGTATCACCTAAACCTTGTGCTTTCTTTTTAGCCATAATTTTAATTTTTAATAAGTGTTATTGTAATCGTTAGTAATATAATCTTGGTAATCTTTATTGAATTTAGTATTTAATATTTCTTTATAGTTTTTAATACTATGGAATATTGATATTAAACTTATATTTGTTTCTTTAGCAATATCTCTCATTGACATATCAGAATCTCGATATAATTTAAAAAGCTTTTTATCGTACCAATGCCAATTATCTATTTCTTCATCAATCATTAAACAAATATCGTTGTAAGCATTATGCTCTTCTATGTTTGAATCATCAAATAATTCCCAACATCCATCAAAAGATACTTTTTGTATTGTTTTCTTTTTATTGTAATATTGATAATATAAAGAACGTAGTGTAAAAAACATATAACCTTTTCGTACATTTCCTTTATCATCTATTAACTTTTCTGCATTTGCATACTTCATTAAAGCAATATAAGATTCTTGTACTATATCTTCAGCGTAATCGTACTCACCAAGTTTTTGGATTGTTTTAACCCATTCCTTGTGGTGCTTTGCTACTTGTTCAAGCCATTTGAAGTTGTCCATAAAAAGTTAAATGAAATAAATAATATTAGTATTTGAATAGTATGGTCAGTTTCAGTATCATAAACATCATCATTGTATAAAGCACCAAACATAAAACCTTTAATTGGGGTTATTAATATATTACAATCAAAAAAACTTGTTGCAATAAATACTAATGCTAAAATAAATACTAATAATACTATAAATAATTCCATAATTTTATTTTTTTATATATGCTGATTTCTTTTCTGTTTTTATTTCTGCTATTTGTACTTCTATATTAACGTGTGTTAATTCTGTATCTACTTCTTTTAACTTTACAATTAGATTTTCTATTTCAATCCAATCATATTTAGAATCCATTTCAACTAACTGCTGTAAATATATTAACTTTTCATTTAAGTCTTTAAAATAACTTATTAACATTTTATTATCTGAATTTAATACTAACATTCTTGTTGCAGAAGTTTGTAATTCGTTTAAATGTGTTTTAATTGTTGTTTCCATAATTATTTTTAATTTCTTTTTTTACTTGATTCCAAAATAAAACAAAAAGACTAATTTCTGCTCTAACTTTAGCGTCTAATTCCATAGCGTGAGATGTATTTGTATAATCAATAGTATATGCACATTCTTTATTTGCATTAATTATTTCATCTATTACATCAATAATAATTCTTTTACTTAATTCATTATTTATACTCGCTACAATCCAACCATATTTTTCATCATCATAAGATTGGTGTTTTAAATAAAATTTATTCCAAAGCTCTTTAGCTTTATTTTCTACGTTAATTTCAAATTGATTTTTCATATTAAAATATATCTTTTAATGGGTCGTAAAAAGCACCTTCAACTTGCGGTAAACCAAAACTATTAACTTTAAAACTAAAGTTTTCAAATGGAGCATTACGTGAACGTTTGCAAGATACTGTTACTAATGATTTGTTTACTGTGTTTAATTCTAATTGTATTTGTGTTTCTGCTTTCTTTTCTAAAAACGATCCTAAATGACCTGTTGGTTTATCTGATCCGAAGTTTGAGTGGATAACTGTTACTATATGACAATTTAATTCTTTAGACCATTTCATTAACTTTTGAACTACTGCATTTGATTCTTCAATGTTATTTACATCAGAACATAAATCCGCAATACCATCTATAATAACTAAACCGATTTCTTTAGATTCTAATTTGTCGTATAGGTAGTATTCTATAAAGTCAACACGTTCTTTAAATGATAATTGTCTTAATGCTAATGTATGATATCTATCAGTTTTTAAACTTGTCATATCTAATGGTCGTTTAAATACCATTTGAGCGTGAAAGTTACCTTGTTCAGTATCAAAATGAATTATATTTTTATTCTCTCTATTTGCTTTTAAATCGCCACAAAATGATTCTAATTTATCAGACAAATAAACTGCTGATAATAAACTTACAAAAAATGTTTTCTTTGATTTTGGTGGTGCTTGAACAAAACTAAAGTTACCATAAGTTCCTAAAGGTATAGGATATTCTTTTAAACCATCTTTTGTTTCATATGTTTTAGTTCCAAATGATATTGCAGGTTTAGGATATTCTATTTTTTCTAATGGATTTATAAAGCAATCTTCTTCAAACATTTGCATTAATAGCCTTTGTGCTTCTGTATCCATATTATTGTTTTCTTTGTTTTTGTTTTAATTTAGTAAGTGTCAGGCAAAGTAGTTCGGTTCTACATACACGTATTTATTTATGCCTAACATTCTTACTTGTTTTAATCTAATTAAAATGGTAAATCTGCTTCTACTTCTTTTGCAGTAACTTCTACCTTTTTATCTGCAAGCTTAATGTTTCCATCAGTCCATACAACATTTCCATTACCTAAATACATTTTAGGCTTTTTAGCTTCACGTTCTTCTTTAGTTTGTGAATCTGTTGCAGAAACGTTTTGACCCCATTGGTTTGATTCGTCATTTACTCCAATAGTAAAATTGTAATAAACTGCGCCATCTTTACCTTGAATAAACTTTTCTTTTGGTAATTTGTCAACTCTTAAACTTAAATTAATTAATGCACCCATATTATTTGTTTTTATTTGCTTACCTTTTTTTACTGTTGTCAGCTATTCAGTTTTACAAATATATTATTTATTTTTTAATAATTCATCTTTTACTTCTTTTGTCATTTTATATTTTGACTCAATTGTTGCAATATTACCACCATTTTTTAAATAATCAATAGCTTTATTAAATTCAGGTGTATTTTTATTTAACCATTTTAAATCATCTGTTTTAGCAGGTGTTTTATCGTGCTTATTAGTTGCGTCAGGGTCTTGTGTATCGTCAATCAATAGTAAATTACCTAAAGCATATTTTTTACCATAAGAAGATGCAGAACCAAATTGTTGAGGTACTTGCATACCTTTTTGTTGTAAGTCTACACCTACAATAGCTGTTGCTGATATTTCATTAATTCCATTATCGTCATAAATTGTAGCTTTACTTTCTAAAATTGGAAATCCAAAACCATTAATAATACTTTCTGTTATTATAAAACTTACTTGGTATTTTTCATTAAAAGGTTTCAATGCTTCTAATATATCCTCTGCACTTCTAAAATTGTATTTACCAAAGCTGTTAAACTTTGACTTACTTGCTTTAAATTCTTTTTGAATTAAAGATAATTTCTTGTTTAATGTTAATTCCATTTTAATTGTTTTTTGAGTTATAAAGTTCTTGTTTAATTACTGTTTTGTATTCTTCAGGACATTCTATATCTGCTAATTCAAAAACATAAGTTTCTAATGTTGCAATATGATGTTCTAATTTACATATTTGAGCCTGTAAAGCTTCCATTCTAAATCTGTTGTAGTCTAATAAATCTTTCATATTAAATAAAGTTTGAAATTAATAATTGCATTGTAAATAAACCCGCCCATAAAAGTAAAGCTAATCCGAAATTTTTTAATGTTTGTTTCATAATGTTTGTTTTAATTGTTATTGTTTGATGAGGCAAATATATAAATACATTTTAAATAAAAAACTATAATATAAAATTTTAACAAAACTTTAACAAGATAAAAAAACCCTGCACTATTAATACAGGGTCTTAAAACAAAGAAAAACAAGAAACAAATTATAAGCTATTTACTTTTTCAGTATAGTATTCTATTAACTCTATCAAATCTATATCTGCAAATTTAACTACTTGCTTTGATTTAATATGTAACTCTTCAGATAAGTTATTACCAAGATATTGACTAAATTTATATTGTTCACCTGAACGAGATATATTACATCCGTAACATTGAACACCTACGTTTCTTTCGTCCCATCTTGTTGAGTAATGTGAACGTGACATAAAATGGCCACATTGAAGTTTTTTATAATTATCATGCTTTCCGCAAGTAACACATTTAGCTATATCATTAAAGGCGTCTTTACGTCTTATGTATTGACTAAATATTGCGTCAAGTTTTACTACTAAAGATTTACGAGTAGGTTTTTTCATTTTTCAAATATATATATATATTATTAACATATTAGTTAATAAGTATTTATATATTATTAATTTATATATATTAAATATTTAATTATATAATAAACCTTTTATATTTATATATAATATAAAGTATTATAATACCTATGATAAAATATATATATATAAAATAATTAGCTTTTTTATCTATTTCTTTCTGTTTAATGTTTTCTTTAGTAGAAGTTTGAACCTTATTAGTAGTTTTAACGTGTTTAGAGGCATTCTGAGACACTTTTGTCTTATTGTTATATAAACTATTAGTTTTAGTTTTTTTATAGCTTAAAACAACGTTTTTATAAGTTTTACCTTCTACAATAAATTCTTTTAAACTATCTAAAGGTTTAATTATAATTTCATCAATATTTATAATAGTCTTTGTATTTGTTTCTGCAGTAGAATCTTTAACTTTATTTTCAGTTAAATCTATTTTTGTTTCAACTAAACTATCTTTTTTAATATCTGTTGTTTTAATATCAACCTTACGTGATGCACAACCAATTAAAAATAAACTAACTAAAATAAATATGTGCTTCATAATTTCTTCTTCTTGTTAAACCTGCTACTTCTTTTTTATTTACTTTATTCCACTTTTTAAATTCTAATTCTATAGAAGTGTCATTGTGATTTTTGTTTACTTTTTTTAATATAGTAGAACTTGCAAAGTTACCTGTTCCGATATTATATGCTAAAGAAACTAATGCGTTGAATTGATTTTGATTTAAAGGACTTGTAACTAATTTATTTACTTTATCAGCAAATCTATCAGCTATTGTTTTAAACATTTCAAATGCTTGTAATTTAGTGATTTCTTTGTCTAACATTGTTACACGTTTACCATCAGAATAGTATGTATTACCATATCCTATTGTAGGAATCTTTGCAGGGCATAAATAAGGCTTTGCACTAAAACCCTCGAATTCTGTAATTAAAAGATAGCCCGAATTATTTAACCTCATTGTTTTTGTTTTTTTCCATTAGATACCATCTTCTTGCAGTATATCCTGTAGCTATTACAAAAGCTATTACCTTCATAATAACATCAACATTTGCAAATGTGAACATAAAATAGCCACCTGTAATAACTGATTGCCTTAAATCTAAAATGTATTGTTTCATTTTCTTAATCGTTCAACTATATTTGTAACTCCTTCAATTCCTATATAAGCTGTAGCAATAACAACCCAATCAGAAGAGGTTAAACTTTGGTTAAACAATCCAAAACAAGCAATAGCAAAAACTAATAATTTTCTGCTAATTAACTTGTTTAATATAACATCAAATTGCTGCCTGCTCATCACTTAATAATTTAAAATCTATTTCTTTAATTGGCTCGCATCCTGCAAAATTATGCTTTGGATTATTTGGGAATATTTCGCTTTCAAACTTGTACTCAATATCACTCATAATATCATAAGCATATCCGTCAGCGTAAACAGGTGCGGTTACTTCTTTAAAGTCTGCATCGTAAGTTCCATTAGTCAAAACTATTTTACCAATTTCTACAATAGCTTGTATTCCTTTTCCGTAAGCAAGTTGCTTTTCTTTGTTTAAATCCTCAACCTCAATTAAAACTCCTTTTTTTAAGAAGTCTTTTATTGCAGTTTCTTTATCTAAATAATTAAGTTTATAAATATTCATATTATATAGTTGTTAGCGAGGCAAGCTCTGAATTTGTTAAACGTGTTTTAAAAATAATAGATGAATTATATCTTGAAAATATTGATGAAGTTATACTATGTGAAGCTCCAAAATTTATTCTGTCTAAAGAAATAGGTGTATTTACTGAATTTTCAGAAGTAGAATTTATTTTAACGCCATTAAGGTAAAAAACTGAATCGCCACTTTTATAAGAAATAGCTATTTTTAATCTTTGATTATCAGTAAAATTTGTTTGTCCATTCATACCAAGATTTCCATTACCATTCATTTGATAATAAATAGTATTATTAGAAATATTATCTAATCCAATTTGAACTCTATTATTTTGCGTACCATCACTTAATTGAGCAATAAATCCACTGTTTAAACCAACTTTTAAATTTACATCCAAAAACAAAGTCCCCTCTGTTTGCCCTATTAAACTACTTATTCCTGTTTTAGAAATAACATCAGCGTTACGAGTTACAGCGGTGGCTACAGTCGGCACGTATGAAGTGGCATAACTTCCTAATTCAACTTGAGCACCATAAAAATAAAAATCAAACCCCGATTGTAATGCTGAATAATCAATAACTACAAAAGTTCCAAGAGTTATATTTTTTGTAATATCAAATCTTTGCCAATTTGTTGTAACAGCTATGTTTTTTGTTGTACCACCACTTCCACCAATATCATTAATAACAATATTTATATTTACTGCTGCAGATGCTTTTACATAAATTGAATAAGTATAAGTTCCTGCACTTAAAGCAGGAAGTATTCTATAATTATAACCACCATTACTTGTTATTTTAATAGCATTTTGTGTTCCATCAGGACTAATTCCACTATTTGCAGTTCTTGTTGTTGTTCCATCATCTGCCCAATATGTAGAAGTAAAGTTATTTGAATAAATTAATAAATTCGTTCTTTGTGGCTCTACCAATAAACTCGGACAACTTCCGTTTGTGTAATCAATACGAGGTATATTTAAACGTGTTGTTGTAGGGAAATATTCTGTTGCTGTTGAGCCTTGTTCTAATTGAGCGCCAAACACAAAAACTCCTTTTGTAATATCCCCTAAATAACTTTCGTATGTTGCAGTTTTTTGTAAAATAACCGTTACTTGGTCTAAATTAGTTGTATTAGACGGATGAATTACTGAACAACGAAACCAACCATTACCTACATTTTCAATAGCAGTAGTTATTCCTGTATTTGAGCCAACGTTATTTACATAAACTCCGTCTTGTAAATCAAAAATAGGTCTTGCTACTCCTTGACCGCTAACGGTTGCTAATTGAACATATCTACGACCGTTTTGTTTTAAATAAACACTATATGTTAAAGAATTGTTATAACTACCAAACCCACCATTTGTAACGTAATGGTCAAAAACAGTAGTTGCAGTTTCCATTAAACTACTTGCGTTATTTAATCCAAATGGCGAAGTTGTAACATTATTTGTTTTAGTTGCATTAAGAACACTAAAATCATTTAAAGTGTCTGAATATCTTAATAAATTTCTCGGTACTACTTCAATCAATCCCGCACTATTTACTCTCGTTGCTGTTGTAGCACGAACAACATCCATATCGCCCGCTCCACTTGAGGGAACTACTGAATATAACTTGCTTTCTTTGTACGAATTTGGCGTTACTATTAACGATGCTTTATCTAATAAACTCATATTGTATCTAAATTATTTAATGTTTGTACTAAACAAGATTGTGCTTCGAATACTCCTGCATCTGCTATAACTCTTGTTATAAAATTAGTTGTTATTACACTTTCATTTCCTACTATTTCAGTTTCACCTGAATAGCTTACATAGTGAGAATAACCCCAATTAATAGAATTGTTTGCAGCACCTTGACCCCATCCAATTGTGTTATTATTTGCACCTTGACCCCAACCTATATTATTTGCCATTTTGCTTTTCTAATTTATTTAAAAAGATTTCTAATTTTTTAACATTAGTTTCTTTTGGTTTATATGTTTCTTTTATAGCACCCATCCTGTAAAATTTGCGTCTTTATCAGGATACATATCTGCATTTGAATTTAGATTGTATTCAGGAAATAAAACTTGATTGAAAGTCATATAGTCTATAAATCTATTAGTATAACTTTGTGCAGTATCACGTGCTTTTTCAATTAAAAAATCTATTTCTGTTTTATCAACTACAGTACTGTTTTCAGAATTATGTTTGAATACACCTTTCTCGCTTATTTTAATAGATGCATAAGGTAAATATTCTACCATAGTCCAATGTATTACCATCATTTTAATATAGTCGCTTAAAAGCGTTGTATATGGACTTGCTAAATTACCTGCTACAATACCATCGTTAATCTTATTGTATAATTTAGTTCCTAAATAGTTCTGTATATGCACTTGTTGTGCTTGAAAGATATATTGTGTATAGCTATCAGGGTCTACATTACCATTTATAATAGTATGTTTAACTAAATCATTTGTTGTTATAAAGAGTGCTTTTGCCATTTCTTATTAATTTGTATATCCCATTTTATCCCAATATTCTTGTGTGTATCCTTTCGTAGGCATATCACTTGGCTTCATAGAAACTTCTTTGTCATTTCTTATTCTGTATCCGTATCTTTCAGCTATTGCAATAGATAATGGTTCTGCATTAGGATTCGTAGGGTCTATTTTAGTTTCAAAACTTGCATATGTTCTACGTAACCATTTATGATTGCATCTTGCTCCGCCCTTGTAAAGCCATATAGAATAGGTGTTTGAACCTTTAGGACCAAAACCTGAATTTACAACTTGTGTTTCCATAGCTATAATATCCTCTTTACGGTATACTTTTTTAGCACGAATCATTTTATTGCAAAATTCACGTTCACCTGTTAAATCACCACTATAAACATATCTTGTAATGAATTGAACGCCATCTATAACTTTATCTTGTTCAGGGCTTTTAGCGTTTGGTCTTGCTGTACCTGTAGAAGTGATAAATTTCCACATTTTAGATAATGTACTTTTCTTTTTATTATTTAAAGTATTTATTTCAGCATCTAATTCTTCTTCTGTATCATAATCAACTTCTGTTTCATCAATTAAAAACCATTCATCGCTTAATTCTTCACCTTTATCGATTAACAAATCAGCAATAGAATCACTTGACATTTTAACACCTGTTTCTTCTTCAGTTGTTTCTTTGTTCATTCCTTCAACATCAACAAATTCTAAAGGCTGTATAGTCTTAAAATATAATTTTAATGATATACTATTAACCGCTAATATTTCGTCAATAGCATCAATTATTTCGAGTTGATATGGTTTAATAACGATATTATCAAATAATAAAGTAGCAGTTTTAATTTCATCTGCATTGTTACCTAACCCACCATCACCT